GTCTTGGAATCATCATACAGATAAAGTACCTTACATTGTAGAACATAAGTATGAGCCTGACTTTATAAAAGATAAAATACTTATTGAAGCTAAAGGTAGGTTCTGGGATCACGCAGAATATAGTAAGTACATCTGGATCAGAAAGTCTTTACCTGATACAATGGAACTTATATTTTTATTTCAAAAACCTTATGCTCCTATGCCAGGAGCTAAGAAAAGAAAAGATGGTACTAAAAGAACTCACGCTGAATGGGCAGAGTCTAATAATTTTAAATGGTATACTGAAGATACCTTACCGAAGGAATGGAAATAATGGCTTATGATAGTACTAAAAGAAAAGCTTACTATGAAGCTAATAAAGAAAAAGTAAAAGCTAGTAATAAAGCATACAGAGAAGCTAATAAAGAAAAAGCAATAGCTTACGCAAAAGCTTATTATGAAGCTAATAAAGAAAAAGTAACAGTTAGTAATAAAGCATACAGAGAAGCTAATAAAGAAAAAGCAATAGCTTACGCAAAAGCTTACAGAAAAGCTAATAAAGAAAAACTGTCGTCTAACAACAAAAAATATTACTTAAAGGTAAAGTATGGCATAACTCTAAAAGAAAAAAATTTTATATTAAAAAAACAAAACAATAAATGTAAGATTTGTAAAATAACAATTCATAAAAATAAAAAACTTAAGAACAATACAGCTTGTATAGATCATTGTCACACAACAAATAAATTAAGAGGTATATTATGTTCTATGTGTAATAAAGGACTTGGACATTTTAAAGACAACACAGAAATTTTAACAAACGCTATTGATTATTTAAAGGAAGCAGAAACTTTACCAGAGGAGTTTAAACAATGACAGACGTAGTTAATAATCCAGAGCATTACAATCAAGGACAAGTAGAATGTATTGATGCAATTAAAGCTATGCTTAGTATAGAAGAATTTATAGGCTACTTACGTGGTAACTCTATGAAGTATCGCTGGAGATTTCGATATAAAAACGGACTAGAAGATCTACGTAAAGCTGAATGGTATGAAAATAGATTACTTAATGCTTTAGAAGAATCACAAGAAGAACTAAAAAATTATAAGTATATGAATCAATATATACCTAACGGTAAAATAAGAGAAGGGTGGAAAAAATGATTGGAACTTTATTGTATATGATTCCTTTTTTTGGAATGTTAGTAGGTACTTACTTTATCTATACTGAAGATATGGCTGCAGGATATATTATGGCAGTATTGGCTTTAACTCAAAGTCTTATTTGTCTTTCGTATATATTAAAACAAATAGTATTAACAGGTACTGATGGAAGATTAGAAATGGAAGTAGAGTTATGGGATGCTCTTATGCCTGTCATCTTCTTAGTATTATCTGCTATTTCTTTTTTATTAATTAATAACAAATTATTAGGAACAATAATATGACACAACAAACTAACGAACTACCAACAAACTATCAACAGTTTATACATCTAAGCAGATATGCTAGATGGAATGAAGAGAATCAACGCAGAGAAACGTGGGAAGAAACAGTAGATCGTTACTTTAATTTCTTTGTAACACACATACAAAAGCTTGAGCCTGATACAGCACACGTTACTATAAAGGTACGTGATGAATTAGAAGAAGCTGTACTTAACTTAGATGTTATGCCCAGTATGAGAGCATTGATGTCAGCAGGTAAAGCATTAGAGCAAGATAACGTTGCAGGGTTTAACTGTAGTTATGTAGCTGTCGATAACGTCAGAGCCTTTGATGAAACGTTATACATACTTATGTGTGGTACAGGTGTAGGTTTTAGTGTAGAACGTCAGTACGTTAATCAACTTCCTGATCTACCTGAAGAACTATTCAATACAGATACAGTTATAAAAGTAGCTGACTCTAAGATTGGGTGGGCAAAGTCCTATAAAGAACTACTGTCGTTACTGTATGCAGGACAAATTCCTACGTGGGATGTTTCCAACATTAGACCTTATGGTGCTAGACTTAAAACCTTTGGTGGTCGTGCTAGTGGCCCTGCTCCGCTTGAAGAGTTATTTGATTTTACTATTAATATATTTCGTGATGCTATTACAAAAGGACAACGTAAGCTTGTGTCTATAGACTGTCACGATTTGATGTGTAAGGTTGCAGAAGTAGTAGTCGTAGGAGGAGTACGCAGAAGTGCTTTAATCTCCTTGAGCAACCTGTCAGACAACCGTATGCGTAATGCCAAGTCAGGTGCCTGGTGGGAAGACAATCAACAGAGAGCGTTATCTAATAACTCTGTAGCCTATACAGATGCTGCAGAAACTGGTGCGTTTATGCGTGAATGGTTATCTTTGTATGAGTCTAAAAGCGGTGAACGTGGTATCTTTAATAGGCAGGCCGCAGAAAAGCAGGCATCAAAGAACGGTAGACGAGAAGACTATAAAGACTTTGGTTGTAATCCTTGTAGTGAAATTATTCTACGCAATAAACAATTTTGTAATCTTACTGAAGTTGTAGTTAGAGCAAACGATACAGCAGATACTCTTAAAAAGAAAGTAGAACTAGCTACTATACTTGGTACGTTTCAGGCTACACTTACAAACTTTAGATACCTTACAAGTAAATGGAAACAAAATACAGAAGAAGAATCGTTGCTTGGAGTATCGCTTACAGGTATAATGGACAACGTTAATATGATAAACGGCAAGATAGATTTACAGGAGTTGAAAGATTTATCCGTATCTGTTAATAAAGTATGGGCTAAGAAACTAGGTATCCCCCAATCCGCAGCAATAACGTGCGTCAAACCTAGCGGAACAGTTAGCCAACTGGTCGATAGTGCTTCTGGTATTCACACTAGACATAGCCCATACTACCTTCGTACTGTTAGAGCAGATAAAAAAGATCCGTTAGCTAGAATGATGGTAGATGCAGGAGTCTATTACGAAGACGATCTTACCAAGCCAGAGCATACCTATGTGTTTTACTTTCCAATGAAGAGTCCTAAAGGCGCATATACTAGAAAGGACTTTACAGCTATTGAACATTTAAATATCTGGAAAGACTATCAAGATAAATGGTGCGAGCATAAACCTTCCGTAACAATCTCAGTTAAAGAAGATGAATGGATGAGCGTAGGTGCTTGGGTAAAAGAAAACTTTGATGATATATCTGGTATCTCTTTCTTACCTTACTCAGATCATTCATATAAGCAAGCTCCTTATCAAGAGATAACTTATAATGAATATCGTAAGTGGTTAAAGAAAACTACAGACACAGTAGATTGGTCTAAGATAACAGAGTATGAGACAGAAGATAATACTGAGAACACTAAAGAATTGGCCTGTAGTGCAGGTACTTGTGAGATAATTTAATGGCTAGAAAAAAAAGGACAGAAGCAAAACTATTAGGCTATGAAGTTTTGTTTAATAAACAAGGACAGTTAATTACTGAAAGAACAAGTACAGACATTACCGTGTTAGCTAAACAATTAACTAAAGAAGACTTTAACCTACTACAGTCGACAGTAAGAAGCGCGACAAGAGAATTAGACGAAGTACATAATAAAATAGAAGCGGACTTAAATGCTCGTAAGTCTTAACTTCCTTGTTTAATATTGATAACAGAAGAGCTTCCTCCGTTAGTAGTGACTCTATTTACTTTACCTTCTTGTTCAATAGTTATACTGTATGAACCATCTTTAGATACGTTCATCTCTAGTGTATCTTCTATAGACCTTAAGAACTTTAAATTAGTATCTGTAACAAAGGTACTGATCTGAGTATCTCCATCATAACCTACTGCTGTACCTTTAACTCCATCTGCAGATAGGGCTTTGTTTGCTTTACCTAATTCATCGACTTCCTGAATTACATCAAGTAGATCTTCAAGGAAGTTACCTGCTAGGTAGTCTATGTCTAGCTCTGTATATTCTAAATCATCTTCAGCTAAATCATCCTGTTCTAGCTCGTCAAACTCTAAGAAGTCTACGTCTAATAGATTATCTACAGCAGCAACTGATTCGTCTGTTTGAATCTCTTTAGTCTCTGGAGGATTTACAATGAGCATATTGTCAATCATATCTAGTGTCAGGTCTAGTATAACTGAAGGAGTAGGAGGAGTTTCAAAGTTGTATACTGTAGTAGCTTCATAGGCTTTGGTAAGGACTACCTGTCCTAGTGCTGTGTCTACAGTTATCTCACCACTAGAGTTACCAAACTCATCAGGGAGTAGGATCACTAAAGTTTCTCCAGTTTCTTTAACAGTCAGCGTGAAATCTGTGCCGCGAATTCCAATGGTGGCCGCATTGGTACGGATAGTAATATTATCTTTAGGTATACGTCTTTTAGTTTTAGAACTTATGAACCTGCCAGTACCTTTCACAAACGACAAAGCCATTGTAGATTTAGCAGGATCAGGATCAAACACAAACTTATCTATAGTTACGTTGCTGTGTTCTGTTAGACGTATGGTTGTATCATCTCTAAACGTAACACCCATTCTGCCTTGCGCAGTTTCTAGTTTGTCCATAGAGTTAAGCGAGAAATCAATCTCGCTCTCATAAGGTTTATCTCTTACTACTCTGGTGTTTCCGTTTAACTGTGTAATGTTTCCAATATCAACATCCAACGCTTGTGCCTTGATCGTCTTGGTTAATGCAAACTGTACCGTTAGAACCAGTAGAAGTAACTTTAAGCCAGTCATTATCTTGTGTGCTTTGCTGATCCACATCGAAGGCTCTTGAGCTTCCTGTGTGTGTAAGGTGAAAATACCCCTGCGCATAACCATCTCCATCATAGTTTACTGTGTTACTGTCACCATCTATATTCATATAGTTAGTTGCTGAGTCTACATCAATGTCAGCGTTAATAGTATTACTAGAACCCTGTACAGTCCAATCTATATCTGCACCACTTGCTAAAGCTGCAGTAGCTAAATCAAGTGTGAAGGTGTTGGTACTGCCTGTCACTTGGACATTAACGTTAGAACCATCTGCGCCAAACGCATTGGTCGGATCCATCTTAGATGTAAACGTGTTGGTGTCACCATCAAAGTTAAAGTAACCAGTGTATGTATCTGCGTACATATCCCCTAAGAACTTGTTAGTATCTCCTATTTGATTTATATCTAATGTCATTGAGGTTCCATCAAGATCTAATGCAGTCATTGAACCTGCTACTGCAGTAAGACCACCTATAATGTTACCACTACCTAATTGCTCAAGATCTATGTTAGCTGTAGCTCCTACTTGATCTACAAAGATCTCGTTGTCTGAAGCTGTCGCGGAAACGCTAACAAGCACCAACAAGCTAATTAATTTATTCATATCTCCAATACCCCCTAGTAATTCCTACTTTTATTATTTCTAATACACCTGCTTCTATTGCTTTTTGTAGAGCTATAGCGCTGCTTTCGTTTGCTGCAACTCCTCCTTCTACTTCTATAAGCTTTGTTCCTTCAGATATAAATCTAAACAGATCCTGAGAAACACCTGCTGAAGTAACTGTCTTTGATATCAATACTTCTATTAATACTTCTCCTGTCGATACAGAAACAAGTCTTAATGAAATAGTAATCAAATCTTCTCGGTACTCTTTGCTTGATCCTAGACCTAACGCTCTGGCTCCAAGCCCTCCAGATTTTATGTTAGAGTCATAGCTAAGTACACCGCCTTGTAAAAGCAATCCTGCTAATAATAAAGGTTTTACAGTACTGTCCTCTTCAAAAGAATCACGTGTACTGCGAATTAATTGTCTTTCTTTAGTAAGTGAATCAAGTCCTACACGTTCTGCAACTTGAAAGAACTTACCATCTGCTGCGTGTTTCAAAGCCCTAATAAGAAAAGCTTCCGGGGCTTGGGTAATTGCAGTACTAAATAATGCAAACTGTCCGTTGCTTTTACGTTGGCCTGTATGGTCTCTAAAGCTATTAGGATAGATAGCTATGACAGGCTTACGTTTAGCAGGACGTACATTTTTTAATTCTTCTGATTGTAAATCTAGTATCGAAGAACTTTTAATTATTATATTAGGTATACCACTACCTTCTAAGATATTACGTGAGGCACAACTAGAAAGTAAAGTCACCAATAGGCACAGTAATATTAGTTGTACCACCTGTTTCATCTGTAACTGTAAGCGTAATTGTATCTGCTTCAACAACGTATTCAATTGTATTACCCTCTAGTGTTAGTTTACCTTCTTTCTGTGGTGTCTCCCCAAACAAAGACTCCACCATCTGTCGCGATAGCTGTGCATAGATACGGCTTTCTAAGTTTCTTATAAACCTAGCAAGCGTTGTGTTGTCTGCTTCTCTGGCTAACTGATCTGTGTAAGCTTTGATCTCTTCTTTAATTGTAGCTTTGCGAGTAGCTTCTTGGTTCTCAATAGTAAGGTAGTGGCTCGATGTATTTATTCCTGAGAAGCTAGGGCTTTTAAAATTGTAGATTAATTGATCGGCTTTAATATGAGACACAAAAAAAATTATTAGTAACGTCCAACTAATAACTAAAAGTTCTTTATCTTTTTTTAGTTTCATTTATTGTATTCTCTTCTTTAAGTTCTAGTACCGTATTTACTTTCTGCTGAAGTCTAATCATATCTTGATCTAATAAACGTAACTGATCTGTAAGTCTTATGATAGTTACTTTCATTTCCTGTACAGCAGGATCAATCTTATTAGTGATTGTCTGCCATACAAAGTATACAAAGTATCCTAGTCCTACGACCATTACTACAGGGAATCCAAAGTCTGATACTACTTGTACAATATCCATTACTTAAATTTCTTTTGTATGTACTTTATCCCTGCGTATATTGATAAACCATAGATAGCAAATAGACTAAGCGATCCAAAGACTATAAAGTAATCAGAAGGATAGAGATAGATAAGACCAAAGATACCATCTACTGCTGCTTCTACGTCACCTATTGGTGCATAACTAATCTCTTCTTGCATCTATACGTCCGTCCTCTACAAAATTCTCAGCTCTAGCTATACGTTCTAGATCAGGCGATAAACCTAATGCACTACTAACGCTAGTATCTATACGAATCATATCGTTATTCATAGTAGAAGCTCTAGTAATTAACATCTTAGAAATAGCCTGTACTGTTTGTATCTCACCTACTAAACCATCCATTAACTGTTTCATTACAAGGAATATAAAGTAAGCCATAATAAGACCACCTGCTACAGGCAAGCCTAGTTCAGCTATTAATCCAAAGATACTTTGCATCTAACCAAATTCATTTTCTAATGCGTTTAGTTTATCCTGTGCTTGAGCTAGTTTATCTATCTGTTCATCCATAGCTTCTACAACATCAGGATGTTCACCGATACCTACACTATTATTAAAGTATATTTCTAGATTAGCTTTTGCTTCTGCTTCTTGTGCTTCGTATTTAAGTTTTAAAGCTCTATATAAAGTTGTTTTAGTAACCATAATTAATCATCTTTTTTGTTAGTATTAGAAGCTCCAAAGTAAAACGAAATAATAGCACTTGCTAACCCGCCTAAATATCCTAGGACTAAGTTAATCAATGCTTCGCTGTTTTGCTCTGGAGGCTGCAGAGTTACTAGGAATATGTAGCCCATAAAACCACCTACTACTGTTACACCTATGATACGTGCTGTCCAATCTTTAGAGAATTTACCTCGTGCATCCTGGATATCTTTAGTCTCTAAAGCATATAAATCTACATCTAACTCTTTCATCTTAATGTCAAAATCTTTATCTATTTTCTTAAGTTCAGCTAGTTGTTCTGGTGTTGCAGCTTGTATAGCCTGTTCTATTTTCTTAGGATCGTTATCAACTCCAAGTACTTCGGAGACCATCTTAGCTGCCATCCCACCCATCGGGCCACCTAATGCCGTACCGATTGTTGGAGCTACTGCACCTATTATTCCTTTAACACTTTTAAGTAAGTTTAAATTCATTTCCACTCTCTCTTTCTTTTAGTTCATCGGGGGTAAATCTTATGTCGCTTCCTAGTATTTTATCTACTGATTGCATTGCTACTTCTAAAGGCATTTCTGGTATGCCTTCAAGATGTGTGTGCAAAAGTTCTTCATAGACTCTACGAAACTTTTCACGCTTAAGCCACGGTAAGTCCTGTTTAGTCCTCATTTTACAATCAATACGATACCCCCTGTCTAAATCATCTTCGTGGTACATTATAAGTATATCGTCTGTAAACATATCTGTAGTCATTCTAATCCATATATTTTGTGTAGTTCTTTAGGAACATAATCATAAAGCATATTTTCAGGAAAAATTTCTTGTGGTATATATCCTAATTTTTCTCCTACATCTAAACCTAATCTAACTACTTCTTTATTAACATCTTTTTCATTAGCTAAATTTTTATTTATTTTATATATTGTATGTTTAAGTTTTTTAGGATTATTAAATTCATCATATTCAATTTCAGATAATCTATAATTTCCTGAATTAGTTTTACTAAAATAAAAACCTGCTTGATTATCTTGTTTTAAATTTTCTAAAGAAGGCATACCTTCATCAATATATTCTTGATCTCCAAACTTACGAAATAAATTATTTAATTTTTCATCTAACTCTAAAGCACTATTTGTACTTGCTGTTGGATTATTTTTAACAGCTTGTCTTGATTTTTTTATTTGTCTTTGTGCCATTTTAGTAAATAATTTAGTAAGACCACCAAAAACATACTGTTCTCTTTCTTCCAGTATTATTTTTCTAACTAATCCACCTTTATTAAACTGTTGTTTATTATCTAACAAAGATTCTACAGTAAGATTATTATAAACAGGATGTTCTTTTCCTCTAACAGAAATTTTACCTATAATATCTCCAAACTTTAAATCTCCTTTTGTTGTTGGTCGTAATCTAGGCTCGCTTGTTTTTTTAGCATAACGACTTAATTCTACTCCTTTAGGAAAATCTGTAGATAAAGAATAATAATGTTTGTTCCCGGTTTCTACTGAAACTATAGGAAAATTTCCTTGAGGATTAGGATCAAAACCTTTTGGAGTTACAAGCCATTTCCATCCTGCTTTCTTTTTAAATAAATTTGTTCTAATAATTTTACCAGAAGTTTCTGGAGGTTCTGTAAAAATTTCTTTAGATATACTTAAAGAAGCTTTACCTTCAGAGTCTACAGAAATGTTGGCTTGTTTAGGATATTCTCCTGTTATATCTTTTGGGCCTTTTTGATCCATTTCTATATATCTTCCTCCTTCTGTAAACTCAAAGTCTTTTAAAAAAGGTTTATATGCTTTATCTTCTTTATCTAAAAATCGTTGAGGAGCTGGCATTACTTTTCTAGATAATCTTTGTGCTAACTTAGAAGCAAGACCACCAAAACCTAACTGTTGTCTTCTATTTAATATTTCATTTCTTATTTTTGCTCTGTCTTCTTCAGCTTCTTTAGGAGTAGAATAAGGAAGCAATTTACCTTCTTTAACTAAAGATTCTATTCTTTTTAAAACAAAAGAATCATCTTCTAATTTTTTAGTATAAGGATTCCATTTATTAATTATATAATGTTTATCAGCAGCTGTTCCAAGAGAAGAGGTAGCCATACTAATTGTTTTTCCTTCATTATCTAAACCTGTAGCTTTATTAGCTATAGAGTAGTTATGTATTTCTTCTAAATATTTTTTATTAAGATCATATCTTTTTTGTTTTTGTTCTAATGTAAGAGACTCTCCACCTTCGTTGTATTGTTGTCTTCTATTTAACGCAGAAGCCATACCGCCACCATAGGCTTTAGTTCTTTCCATAATCTCTGTAGGTAAGAATTGATTTTCTCTAAGTAATGTATAGCCCTCTTTAGTCTCTATAGCATCATAGCCTAGTTTAAGTAACTGATGTCTTACCAAGAAACTTTTGCTCTTAGCAATAACAGCTTCTTTCTCAGGTGTTCGATCAGGATCGTTATTAAGGACATCATCTCTTATTGCTAAGTTATCGTTAGCGGCTTTAATAATCTCTTTACCTAATATTTTATCTTCAATCTTAATTAAACTATCTATATTTTTATTAAGCTCTGCCTGTACTGCATCAGGTGTAGCTGTATCTATATTTAATTTTAACACATTTCTAAATTTAATTTTACCTGCTACGCGTACTGCACCTCTTGCTTTATTTTTATTTGTAGTTACAGGAAGCCCTATGGTAGTAGATTGTCTTACGCTATTTAGTCTGTTAGAAACTGTATTGCCTTTAAAGCCTGTGTAGTATGTTTCTTTAATGTCTAGATCAGGAAGAGTTTCTTTTGAATAAATACTGATAGGATTTTTATCTAAAATAACATTGTATTCATCTTCATCTTTAGTAAGATAACCGTACATTTCATCAGTATCTGTTATAGAAACTTTACCGCCTTTTGCAAAAGCTCCTCGCTCTTCTTCGTCTTGAAATAACACACCTGCCATTCCACTATAAGTATTAGGTTGTCCTCTTACTTTACGTTCATCAGGTTCTGAAATAACATTTAATACATCTTCTACTACACCACCTTTACTTTTTATTTTTCGTACAATATCTGGAGTATCTCCAGTTTTACTAGCCCAATATCTTTTAGTAAACGTATTTAAAGCTCTTCTAGAATCAGGAGACATTAAAGAATATCCTGGTGTATTTTGACTTAACCAAGTAATAGGATCTGTATTATAAGCAATACCGTCAGCAATATCAGAAACAAAAGGGCCTCCAAACATTTTAGTTATTACAGGAACAAAGCCTCCTCCTCCTAATG